CGAGGACCCGCTGCTCGCGGTTTACGGGGAAGGTAACCTGGCCCCGTGAGCGCCCACGACAACATGAACCCGCAGCAGTTCATGTACCATGTGTCCCCGCATGCAACCCGGAAAAGCATAACGGCTGAGGGGCTGGTTGCGGATTACGCCGAGGGCCCGTCAGCAGTTTACCTGAGCGCACAGCCCAGCAGTAAGAGCGGGCGACGCGGCTACGACACGTACAAGGTAGACACGTCAGGCCTGGATATCCTAACTGATCCACACGAAACGTGTCATGACCCTAAGTGTGAGTTCCGGCATACTAACTCGTATTACTCGCCAGATGATATCCCTCCTGAGCGACTGCAGAGGATTTGATGTCACGTATTGAGTTCGGGCCCGCCTTACCAGAGGGGGAAAGCCCGGCGATACAATGAGGGAGGGGCCATCCCGTGCGAGGACGCTCCGCATGCTGACTACTTGCCCATAAAGGAACGAGACTGATGTCAAGGTCTTCGCAGTACGTGAACACGAATCCCGGCGCTGATGCCGACCGCGCGCGTACCGCAGAGTTTCTTCAGGGGCTAAAGGATTCCCAGCACGACCAGCGTGTCCGGATGGCTGAGACTGTCGCCATCCTGGCAGCGGTGAACCTCTACGGACGCTACCGTAACGCCAAGCGGGTGAAGTAATGCCCTGGCTGATGAACGAGGATGCCGCGCTGAAGTACCAGCTTCAGGGGATTACCGTCTTCGACCAGAACTCCGGATCGAGCGGTCGGCCGGTTAAGGTCCGTTACCGTTCTCCCGAGGACGAGGTAGCGAAGTTCACTCCCCCGATTATCCTTATCGAGATGCCGCAGCTTTCCATTGCCTGGGAACGCGCGCACATGGGGCAGATTAATCTTCCTTACGTTCCTGAGGGCGCAGACTCAACCAGTGTCCCGGCCCAGTGGCAGGCGGCATTCGCGGCTGCTGACGGAGCGTACGATCCCACACTGTCCCCGTACAGCACCTGGAGCCCGACTCCCTATAACATCGATTACCAGGTGACGGTCTACGCGCGCATGGCGCGGGAGCACCTGATGCCCATCATGGCGACGCTGGAGCAGGACACCTACCTGGGCCGATTCGCAAAGCTTGTCATCCCGCAGACGAATACATTCGAGCGCGTCACCAGGATGGCAGGCCCGTTCCGGGACTACCAGAAAGACGAGAAGGGTAAGCGCCTGTTCCGGGCGACGTACTCAATTCGCGTCGCAACAGAACTAGTTGGGCCAGTTACCGACATGACCGGCGGCGGCCCGTTCGGTCCGGTCACGTCACTAAACCTGTCCATCTCGTACGGATTTTCCAAGTCAGAACTTACTCCTTACTACAATGAGAATGATCTGAGTCTGGAAGATGTAACCGAAGCAGTCGGCCTCGTCGGGTCTAGGACACCCATCGGCTGGAATAGCGATTAAGGTCAAGGAGAAAGAATGACCACTTACGGACGTCCCGGTACTTACGTTACCGAGATCCTTCCTCCGCTGACGCCGATTAACTCGACGTTCGGTGGCTCTCTTCCGGTCCTGGTGGCGGCTCACCCGCGCGGTCCGGTGTCCCCTACGCTCGTTAGCTCGTGGGCCCAGTTCACCCGGTTGTACGGAACGTACGCGGACGCGCCCGGGAGCATTCTCCCGTTCGCGGTCTCCGAGTTCTTCAGCAACAACGGATCGTCTCTGTACGTCCTGCGCGTTGCGAACTCCGATGCCGTCGCGGCGGTCCTGGACCTACAGGACGTGGAGAACGACAGCCCCGGTGCCCTTCAGCTTACCGCCGCGAACCCCGGTACCTGGGGTAACCGGCTGGCGGTTCAGGTCACCACGACTGGGACGGCGGGAGCCTTTACGCTTTCCGTTTACCTGTCGGACAGCACCACGAACGTGCTCTCCCTGGTGGAGACCTTCCCGTCTCTTAGCATGGACCCGTCGAACCAGCGTTACTGCGTTCCCATTCTGAATGCCCCCGCTTCAGGTTCGCAGTTCATCACGGCCAAGAACCTGCTGAGTTCGTACACCGCCGGGGAATCTGACCTGGTGGCCACCTCCGGAACTGTGCCCCTGGCATCAGGTGCGAACGGCACGAACACCTCGAACGTGGATACCGCCGTGGTTACCGCCGCGCTCGACAGCATTCCCGACCAGGTTATGGCCGTGAACCTTCCTGGTGTCTCGGACGTCCCCACCCTGTCCAGCATGATTTCCTGGGCTGAGGCGGCTGGTGACAAGATCATCGTCTGTGACGGTCCAGCCCCTGACCCGAGCGCCGTGTCCGAGACCGGGTACTCGGCTGTTGTCGTCTCGAATTACATCTCGATGGTGCAGTCAGGCAGCCCGTCTCTTCCCGACAGCTCGCATGGCGTGATCTACGCACCGTGGCTGCTCACCCGGGACCCGTCCTCCTCGGTCACCGGGGCGACCCGGTACCTGCCCCCGGGCCCGGCGGTTCTGGCGAAGTACCAGACGACCGATGCCACGGTCGGCCCCTGGAAGACTCCGGCGGGACTTAACACGGTGCTCGGCGGGGTCCTGGCTCTGGAGACCGCGTTCTCCGGGGCGCAGCTCGACACCCTGAACCTAGCCAAAGTGAATGCCATTAAGTCGCTGCCGAATACCGGCTTCGTGATTTATGGCGGCCACACACTCGCGACGGGGTACCCGGACACGTTCCTGTCGGTTCGCCGTCAGCTCATGTCAATCGAGCACGATCTTCGGGAGCTATTCCAGTTCGCGATCTTCGAGCCGAACGGTCCACTGCTGTGGGCGCAAATCGAAAGCGTCGGTAACAACTACCTGAACCAGCAGTTCCAGGTGCACGCCCTTGGCGGGAATACTCCGACAGAGGCGTACCACATCGTGTGTGACAGCACGAATAACACGCCAGCCATCGCGCAGTCTGGCCTGTGCACCGTCGACATCGGCGTGGCACTCCTGAGCCCGGCGGAATTCCTCCAGCTCAACATCACGCTAACCACCGGCACCTCAGCCTGATAAGGGAGCTTCGGAATGATTACCCAGAAGTCATCGCTTTCGAGCCCCGCCACCGACCCTCTCCGGAACTTCAAGTGGCAGCTCATTTTCCGACCGACCACCGGCCCGGCGGTGCCAATGATGGCAATGACCCTCGGCGGCCTTTCCGGAACCATCGACACGATCCCGTACCGTGAGGGCGGGTATAACATCGTCACCCAGAAGATGCCCGGCCAGGCGGACTTCGGTCCCCTGACCATTACCAAGGGCGTCATGGTCGGCCCGCAATTCCAGATCGACTGGTTCGCCCAGTTGTTCACGGTTCTGCAGGGGACCGGCGGCCAGGCGGCCGGACAGGACTTCCGCATGACGGTTGACGTCCTGGTCATCGACCACCCGGTCACCGCCGCATCGGCCCCGGTTAAGGCGGCGTTCACGGTTTACCGCGCGTGGCCGACTGCCCTGGCGTTCGGGGACCTTGACGCTGGCGCGAACCAGCTCCTGATTTCCCAGATGACGCTGGCGCACGAGGGCTTCACGCCGTCGATCGCGTCCGCTGTCGGGAACTCTGAGGCCTCCTACTCCTGATCCAACACCTAGTAGACTGGGAGCCGGAATACAACCGGCTCCCTTTTCGTAGCATGATTCGAGGAACACATGACTGACGCTCCCCTCTCTTCCGTTGACCCGATGCTGGCCGCTGCGGCTGTGTCGGCAAAGTTCGATGATGCGAAGACGGAATTCCCAGAGGCTCCAGTAGAGGACGAGTCCGATCTCGTTGAACTTCCCGGCGGCCTGGTTAAGGGCGAGAATACTTACCGGACGGCGCAGGTTCGCGAGCTTAACGGCGAGCACGAGGAGAAGATCTTCCGGGCACTGCAGTCGCGCAATAGCGCGCACATCCGCTCGGTCATCCTGGAGTGCGGCGTGGTCCGCCTGGGGGAACTCAGTGAGGATGACTCCCGTAAGCTCCTTCCCGAGCTGCTCATCGGTGACCGGGACCAGCTCCTGCTAGGCATCCGGAACCTTACGTACGACGACGCGGTGGACGTCTCCGCGTGGGCCTGCCCCGAATGCGGTGAGCCGATGGACCTCAAGCTGAACATTCGCGAGGACATCGAGGTTAAGAAGCTCAGGGACCCGGCCAAGGAGACCTACTTCGATGTTGAACTCCGGCATGGTAAGAAGGCCGTGGTGAAGCTCCCGAACGGAGCCGACCAGATGCGTGTCGGAGAGGGCAGTGACCACACTGTCGCGGAGCGAAACTCCATTCTTCTCCAGCAGTGCGTGACCGAAGTCGACGCCCCGGACGGCACCAAGACCATGATCGCCATGTTCCCCGGCTACGTCAAGGGACTGGGCATGAAGGACCGGCGGACGATCCTGGAAGAGATTGTCAAACGCCAGCCGGGACCGCAGTATACTTCAATTAAGATCACCCACGATAGCTGCGGTAAGGAGGTCACACTAGCTCTCGACCTAGTGGACCTGTTTCTCGGCTAAAGTGACGACGGCGCACGATAAGTACCAAGACTTCGGAGCAATACACCTTACATTCCCCGGCTGGACACCACGCGATATCGGGGCATTGACCGTTAAGAAGCGACGGTACTACGCCCAGTGGTCCCTCGCACGATGGGAACGGATGAATACCAATGCCTGAGCCAGATGCCAGTGGTCTTGGTGATCCGTCCTTCGATGCGAATAATGACTCCTTTGGCAGCACCGGGCACGTACAAGTCCTAGGTACGAACCAGCTTCAGGCTGCCATCGATAAGTTCGAAGCTGCCGTCAGCAAGCTCAGCGCGCTGTACGACAAGGCTGCTAGCACGATGCCCTCAGGCGTCTCAGGGAGCGGCTCTCGCAGCGCGAACAATAATGCGGGTGGTGCGAGCTTCGGAAACTCTGCGCAGGGCTCTCAGAGCGGCGTAGGTACCTTCCTGAGGGGTATGGGCAACGCCTGGACCGGCGGGAAGTATCCCAGCGCGTCATCCGGCCAGGGTGGGGGCCAGGGTGGGGGCCAGGGTGG